GCCCCTCCCAGGTACGGTTAACCGCCCTCACATCCACCAGCTGAACTCGCGATCGCCAGTCATTTGCTCAAACTGGTAGTCGTGAAACGTTTCGCAAACGTATTTAACAGTAGCGTTATCCGGCAGTTCGTCGCGGCAGATTACGTACACTTCGTTGTAAAGATTGTCAAAGGCTTCTTTGTCACCATCGTAACCGGCGTAGCAGCAATCGTTGAGAAGCTCCTTGTGAAGCTGAAAGCTGGCGGCGAGGGCTTTCCGGGAGAGGTCGGTTTTCTTCATGTAACTATTATAGGTCAGCTTGGGGGCCAGCGGTCAGAAAAATAGGCGGTTTGTAAACCGGCCCTCAGCCCCCTTGGCGAGCTTTGCCAGCAGAAGTCGAGCGTACTCCACCTCACCGTAATCTTCGCCGTCGGCGAAGGCGTTGTCGAAGGAGAGGCTGTTAGAGGCGTCGTAGTGCTCCGCGTCTACGCAATGTTCTCGAGCGGCGGTCTCCTGGAGCTGGGTGAGTAGAAACTGAAGTTTTTCGGTATCGGTCATGTTGGGGGGTTCGAATTTCATACCTTTATTATGCCTCATTTTGGCCGAGAAGCAAAGGGGGCAAACCGCCCTCCCAGGTACGGGAAACCGCCCTAGTCCAGCTTGGATTCAGGTTCGTTGAACTGGTCGAGCAATTCGGGGGCGTAATCTTCAGCCAGATCCCACAGATCCGTCCAGTCTTGCCAAACTGTTTGCTCGTAGTGCAGATCCCAAACAATCTGGCGAAGCTGCTCTAACGTTAACTGGGAGACCAATCCGTCTACGATCGCGGAAACAACCTCTTCGCGATCTTCTTCAATCCACTCAGTAGGACGATTCATACCACTCCGTAGTCAACACGAGATTGTTGCATCAGGGCAACTTTGTACAGAATCAGGTACCCGATCAGGTCTGAAGTTACATCCTCGTCTTCATCCTCTTGGGCGTTTCTCAGCCGGGAAAGTTTATCATCTAGACGAACTTTGATCTGCTCAAGGGTGCTTGCTTTGCTGAAGACTCGGACCGGGCGCAAAGCCGAGTCCCCGTATTTACGGTTCTTTTCAAGAAGCAACTCACGTATTTCATCGCAAACTTGGGCAATGTCTTGTTGAGACTGAGTGATCATGATTGGGGCAGAATTGAACGGTAGTACGCTTGGTAGCGGGCGAATCTGTGTACGGAGGGTTCAAACCCGAGCGACCAGCAACATTCACAGTACGAGAGAAACTCAAACCACGGAGTTGTCGGGTCGAGGGCAGGCATCACAGTTTTCCACCAACCACGCTATCATAGCTTTTGCTACTGTCGGGAAAACCGTCTTGCTCAGCTTTGAGGTACCACCGTGTTGCTTCAACGCACTGTTCCTCAGTCAGGGAAGTTAGGAGCTCTCTTCCGCTTTTGTGCATGGACACGAAAGTGCCCCAGCGTTGTTTCTTGATGTAGAAACAATCGTCAATCAGTGTTTGCTCAATCATGCTGTAACCAATCGTTTTCTTTGTCTTGTCGGAACCATTCGGCCAAGTCCACCGGGTTTTGCGGCCCGATAAGGTGGTTGGAAGGGTCGGGGTCGCCCAAATCCATTACATCAAGAAGTTCGTCAAGGGAGCCTTTCTCGGGCTCGCCGTTGATTGCTCGGCGCCGTGCTCTCCTCAGAATTTCAGCAGCCGAGCGGTTCGCATTCGCCCACTTCTGGGCAAATTGCATTTCTTCGAAGGAAACGCTCAAGCCACCCGAAATTCGAGCGGCAATGTCTTCAAGGCGAATCCGTGTTTGAGTTGAGAGCATTTTACTTTTCCCGTTGGATAATTTTACCTCACCTGCCGTGTTTGTTGATCGTGTCCCTCCAGAAATCGGATGTCATTTCCTGAGAGCCTGTCATTTTGGCAACGGGCACGCCATCAACCAGCGCGATAAGAGTTGGAGTCGCTTCAACTTCGCACTGTTTTGCAAACTCGGACCACTCTCCGTTCTCTTTGGCGGTGGTAATAGTAACGACACTTTCCCAGTTGGGAACCTTCTTCAGTTGTGTTTCGGCGTACATACAGGGTCGGCACCCTTCCTGTACGAATAGGTGGATTTCAGTCATTTTCGGTCCACCAGGGGAACCTGTAAGAAATTGAGCCGTCTTCCTTCCTGTATAGTTTGCCGAAGGGTATCAGGAACCAAGCAGGAATCATAGCCAAAAGCACAAACGTCACAAGAAACACTGACAGAACCGGCCATACAAGCATGAGACCGGCTTTAGCGGCCCAGTTGGCCGAACGTGGTATTGAGTTGGTCATATCAACCTCCAACGTCTCCGCTCACAACAACAGGTTCCACATCGCCACAGAGGATCTCGACATCAATTCGGATCATGATATTCATCACTTGGTCTCTCACTCGCTCTCTTGTTTCCTTTGTGAATCCTTCGTAGTTGGAAATCTTCAAACTCTTGTTGAGCGTGTCAGCGATCACCATCAAGTCACCTGCGGATAGTTTCATTGTTACTCCTCCCTCACAACTACAAAGTGGCGCTGCGCGTGGGGGTGCAATTGGTCGTAAACTTTCTGCTCGTCACGCAAGGATTTGTTCCACGCTTGCACCATCAGCAGGTACATGCAGAGGGAGAGTTCGTAGGTGGTGATATCAGGTTTGGGGCGATACTTGAAACTTCGCCCATCCTCAAGCGCCTCCTGCAGGGACGTATCCCCAAAGAAATGGGCGAAGAAGTTGGCTGTGGCACGGTCGGTGTCAGTCATTGCTATCAGTGTGAAGACGCCAGTTTACATCACGAGCGGTCGGAATCTTAAGAGCCATCCGCAGCGTGTTATTTTCGTGAATCAGCAGCTTGACCATATCAAGAGTGGTAACCTCACACTCGGGAAACTGCTTGCCCACTTCGTGAGCTATTCGCATGTATTCGGTTTTGTAGTCAAGTTAATTCATTAAGGTAGCGCCTCCAGTGCGCGGCGGATGGTGTCCCAATCAGAATCTTCTTGATAACTGCAGGGGAATTCATCTTTAGAAAGCCTTTGCAAGATTCCCAGCGCCTGCTCCTTCAAACTCGGCGGCTTGGGGCGGCGTTGAGCCCTAAGGCTGGCCACTGTAATCCCATCGAAATACCGATCCCCTTCTGGAAGTGCGGATCCGCCTGCCAACTCAATGATGGCCTCCAGTTCCTGGTCTGCGCCCCATTGGGCGGCGCGAGCGGCGATGTGTTCGTCGCTCAATGCAACTCGAACCGGGGTTCCTTCGTGCCAGATTTCGGCCACCCACTGCTGCACCAGCTCCGGCGGCGGTGTAAGTTTGGGTTCAGTCATTGCATGCCTCCTCTCGAAGTTCAGTCGTAATCCAATCAATCTGAGGACCAAACTCCTCCTCCAACCATATTGCCACCTCGCGGATCGCGGCGCGGGCTTCCGGTTGGCCAGTAGTTTTTGAACGTGCGTATTCAACGTAGATTGCGTGTTGAACCCGATTCACTAACGAGTCGTAGTCACTCATTGCTCGGCACCTTGACCCTGTTTTCTGGGCCATGTTAGACCTGCTTCAAAGGCATCTCGAAAAATAACCCACTTCTCATCGTCGTCAGGAATGGCACCATGTATGGCAATGTACGACTTCATTGCCGGTGCCAACGTGTATTTCACGCAATAGTCGTCGTACAAGTCAAAGACTTTGTTGATAGCGGTCTCGCAGGGCTCGTCTAGTTCGTACTCTTCGTGTTCTTCCACAAACCCCAGCATATCCTTAAGAGCCGCAATTTCGTCTTCGCTAAAACTGCAAGAAATCTCACCTTGCTCGTAACTCGGGATCAGTTCCGCCTCCAGCGCCTCGTCAGTCATGATTGGTTGCATATTTGCAAACAGGTGTTTAGCTACTTCTTTGCTTTGCTCTTTGATGTTTGCCTGGGCTCTTGCCAACGCGATTCCTTTGGCGAGGTAACCCCAGTCGCGCACTTCGGTGACGGGTTTCGTTTCACCACAAACCTCGCATCGCCCTTCATAGGTGCTTGAGCACCCGACAGAATACTTGCCGTATGCTTGACCGCAATCTTTGCACACAACGTCGGCTTGGGTCAGCCTTGTAACTAGGTTTTCACTCAAGGGTTTCATCTGCCTTGCTCCTGGTTTTGATTGTAATAGTAAGGAAAGAGTTCTCTCAGAATTGTGTCAACAGCGTTGTAGGTTTTACCTCCAATCTTGCAACTCTCAAGCTGGTAACGGCGAAGGAGTTGGTAAAGGGTGCGGTACTCAGAGGGTGTCATAGTCTCTTTGTACAGCGCACAGAAATTGGGCTCAGTCATTTCTTCTCCTTAAGTTTCAGGTAATTATACTCAGTGGCACATTGTTTGGGTTGCTCGGTGCAGTAGATGATTCCGGCGTTTTTGCCAAGTTCGATGTTACCTTTCGCTGACAGAGTTGCGCCGATAGCAATTAACATTCCCGAAACCACAAGGACGATAAGGCATGTCATAAATCCGACAAACATTGATTCTTCTTCTGTTCTTATCATTCCCCACCCTCCAGCTCCTCGGCGATCAGGCGGATCTGGGAGGAATCCACAGCGCGGACACCAAGAACGTCGTAACCAAGTTGCTCGTCAAGGGCACGCAGTGCGGCGGCAAGAGCTTTGCGATCGGTTTTCCACGAAGGCTCATTGTAAAGGCCAATTCGGTTGAAGGCAGTGTAAACTGCAAGAGCTTGAGAAGTCATTCGGGCAAAATAAAGTCAATGTCGGAGGCGATTGCGTTGAGAATCGCGGTCTCTTCCCACAGCAGAGTGCCGTAGTCGCGGGAACCCTTCTCGCAGGCACGATTGCACTCATGGGTCAGATTGTGCGCCTCGTTGCGAAGGGCTTGAATCACACGCTCCCAATCGGCGCGGCAGAGGGTGAAGGTGTACAAAGGTTCCATCAGTTAGCACCCTCCAGCTCAGCGGCGATGGCGAGGAGTTTGTGGCGAACGTCTTGGATCGTTTCACTGTAAATGTCGTCGTCGTCATGAGCAAACTCCGGCACCACCTGATCCGCAGCAGCTCGCAGGGCGGCGGCGACTCCGTTGAGTTCAACAGGTGTCACTTCCCATTCCGAGTGTTCAAGAAATGCGTTCCACGTAGCGAGCGCGGCGGGGGAGAGAGTGGTCATAGCGGTTTCGTTTTCCATGAATTAACTATAGCGCCTTTTGCCCCAAAAGCAAAGGGGGCAAACCGCCCCATCAGGTAGGGGAAACCGTTCCTCGGATGGGACCGTCGCCTTTGCCTTCCAGAGACTTTACAAGCAGCTCCGTGAACTTCTCCTGAGCCTCGGAATCGTACGCCATCATATTGCCGTTCAACTCTCGAAGAAGCTCGGTCAGATCTTTCCACTCTTCTTGTTCCACGGTTCACCTCAAATCAAAAAACATCGTTAGGTTGGAAGACAGCATTCTCTCTTTGTGCCCATTCAATCAGTCTGTCGCCCAAATCAAGAGCCATCTCAGGGGTGAGAAGAATCTCCTCGAAGTCGCCCCATTGTGAGCGCCGACCGAGCAGATAACCGACTGCGTTACGAAGGCGATTCCAGAGAGGTAGCGGTGAGAGGTGAATTTCAAGGAAGGCATCATTTTCATCCGCCGAAACTACGAAACTATGCTCAATGCTTCCGCAGGGGCAAATGAATAGAGTGCGCTTCATTGTTTCACGTGAATTACGGGAACATTATTCCTCTGGAGCATTTCGATATTCCCTGCGTTATCGTCAGCCCACACAAGCGGATCGCCGTAGAAAGAACGAATCCTGTTTAGGTGATCTTCCTTGATTACGTGGTCCGGAACTCCCTCTTGGTCGTCTGGACGCATGAAGATTTGAATCGGAAGAAGTCCGTGCATCTTCAACCACTCGGTTGTTTGCGGACGCAGGCGCTCAGGGCGAGCGGTAGAGATTAGCAGCGGACGTTCAGCCTGGAGTGCGATTGCCACAAGAAGCATCGCGGCATTCTCTCTCAGGGTTAGGAGGTTGTTCTCGTCGTAATGCTCCGAGGTAAGGGTGCCATCAATGTCAAAGACAACAGGTTGTTTTCTCATACCAATTTTGCTTGCAGTTTGTCCAGGGTCTGAAGAAGGTTGTTCATTCGGTTTGCCTCTTGCTGAGCCTCGTCCAGTTGCCCCCTCGTAACGTAGGTGGCGATTGTTTTCGAGCGTCCCGCCCGATAAGTTTCTGCGTAGGCGTCGGCGCATAGCGCCAGAATCGCCCACTGTTCGTTGGTCAGGGTTACCGAGCGACTAATTTCGTTCTCAGGCTCCCCTGCGAAAACAACTAGCTCTGTGTCAGTCAACATTTTCTCTCTCTTTGAAGAATTCCGCTGCGATTCTGTCCGCATTTCGCTTTATTTCGTAGCGCACCCAGGGGCTGTCCGGGTGATAGCGAACCTTGAACCAGAAACGTTGAAGCTCGATGCGGAGGAGCTTGGATTGCAACACTAACCAGTCATACACGTTGCTATCTTGAACAACAACGTAAACGAGGCAAGCGCCAATCGTGAACCAAGTTAGTGTGGCGACGTTCATGCTAAGTCTGCCGAGTCAACTACTACCAGAGTTGAATCGATAGCAATCAGCCACGTGTTCAACAGTCTTTTCAGTTTATCATTATCAACGTTCTCACCGTTGATGTTTAGGTTGAGGTCAGTGTCGTGATCGCCGTTGTAAGACCGGTAGGAAAAGTCAACGGTGTTCTTTTCAGAGCTCATTTTGTTTCTTGATGTTGAGTAGGAGAAGGAAGCCTTCGTATTTTGAGAAGGTGGCAATAGGCTGCCAGTGGTTCAGATAAGAGGTCGAAAGATACCACTCGTCGTCTTTTTTGTAGACGCGAGCGACAGGAACACCCTCATAACTAGCAGCGTAAATCACCTCCGCTTCCGAGGAGGAGACGATCCACAATGGTGACTGATAGTCCAAGGGTTTACCGTACTCGACGAATGTTCTCCCAGTAAGGAGAGTCTGGACGTTCATTGGGTTGCACCTTGATTGGAGTGAGAGTTGCTTTGCGACGCTTGAGAATTTCCCAGAGTCCCGCCTTGAGGCGAGGGTCGGTAGTAGTATTATAGGCAGTCACGAGTTTCGTAAATGCCTCGTCGCGCTCGGGAATGCGAAGGTTTTCTCGCGAGAGAATGTTTTTCGTGAGGTCAAGATCGCCAGGTTTGCCTTGAACTTTTGCCCTGCCGAAATTGCCGGTGTGAACGCCAGTAGTGCGTAGACCGTGATTTGCCATCAGTTGAAACCCCCCAGCTCGGCGGCGATGGCGAGGAGTTCGGCGCGGATCTCGTTGTTCTTGCGGGATCCATTTGCCGGCACCACCTGATCCGCAGCAGCACGAAGGGCGGCGGCGATTAAGTGCTGCGTGTCACAGTCGGGTTCAGTGTTATCACAAACGGCATCCAGCACCGCCTGCGCGGCGGGGGAGAGAAGTTCAGTCATCGTAGTGTGGGTAACAAAAGAGTTTTTCAATACGTCCAACCTCAATCTCAAATTGTTCAGCCATATCAAACGGCTGGCAATCATGAGTTTCGGCTAGTTCGCTTAACTGGAGACACGTCACCTCGCGGAGTTTCTCAAGAAGAAAGCAACGGAGAGCCCGTTTATGCGCTGGCTTCATTCGGGTAGCGCCTCCAGTGCGCGACGGATTGTATCGGTGATCTCTGGAACCACGACATCCATTTTTTCAATCGTTCCCAGCATTTCCAACGCAATGCTGTTTAGTGTCTGCGGCTTGGGGCGCCTGGCGGCTCCGAGATCATGCGCAGAATCGAAGTAACCATTTCGGTCAAGCCATCCGACGCACGCCTCCAGCTCCTGGTCGGCACCCCATTGGGCGGCACAGTTGGGAATGTAGATAAGAAATGGTTCCTGCAATTTGCGGCACTGGTCATGCCACTGCTGCACCAGCTCGGGCGGTGGGGTAATCGGGTGTTGATTAGTCATGTTGGTTAATTCAGTTGCCAGGAAAGGTGATCGTGAGCTCATCACTCCAGAGAGCAGAACTTTCACAGCGAGACAGGTGCATCACGCAGCCTCCTCCAACCATTGTGAAGTCAGGGTCAAGTCGAACTAGGAAAGGTTGGTTGGAGTATTCAACTCGGCAGCAAAGGTAGTGACCCGGTGCGGTAGGTCTGTTGCGAGGCTTAAGGGTTAGGTTCGTTGTGAGGGGCACGGGGTCGTTTTCGTTCATGAATTAACTATAGCGCCTTTTGCCCGTTTTCGAAAGGGGGCAAACCGCCCTCCGAGGTACGGTTAACCGCCCTACTCGTGATAACCGATAATCACGTATCCTTGCTTCCTCAGGTCGTCCAAAGCGTGTTTCCCCCAGGGAACCCACCGCCACTCAGTTTTTCCACCTGCAAGAAGCAAGTGAACGCACATGTACCTCATCTCAGCACCCAAGTGTCTGCAGGATTTTACCTTTGCGCTTCAACATCTGCTTGAACTCAAGCGCCTCGAAGAGCGCCTCGACGTGAAGGGGAATGGGCGGACTCGACGCAAACCAGATCAGATCAGGAACGTCGTGCTCCAGCGTTACCAAACGCAGGTTGGCGAGGAAAGTCCCGGCATTGTCTTTCACCTTCGGGTGAAGGCAAATTCGGTCGGCACCGGTGAGTCCCGAGAAAACGTCCTCCTTGGGGCGGCTTTCCTTGATAATTTTGACGGCAGTCTTCGGACCGATCTTAGGAATCCCTGCCACGTTATCGCTGGAGTCACCGCTGAGCGCCTTGAAGTATTTGACCTCTGCCGGGAACACACCGAAGTGATTAAGCACGCCGTCAATATCAACAAGCTCGATCTTCTTCGTCGAGCTAAACAGCAGGACCTTCACCCTGTTGCTAACTAACTGAAGCAAATCTTTGTCACAAGTTAGGATGTGAACTTCTTCGTAAGCCGTTGAATGACGTGAAATATGCGCGATTACGTCGTCAGCCTCGTAGCCTGGTGCCTTCGCGATCGTCATGCCCAGCGTGGGCAAAACTTCCTCCAGCAGCAGGCTTTGATCGGCGTAGTGGGCAATGTCGCCACCCTCACGATTGGCCTTGTAGGCAGTTGACTCTTTCTTGCGCCAGTTGTTTCCACCTTCGGCGCAGGGAATCACGCAGCTGTACTCTTCCTTCGCCATGATGGCAAAGAGTGCGTTTAGGAACCCCATTGTCCCGGTAACGGGAATTCCAGCCGAAGTTGTGAGCTCACCGCAGGTGCGTGTGAGTGCAGATCGCGAGCGGTGGAACAGGGCGGAGCAGTCGATTAGCAGCAGGCGGTTCTTCATTGAGGGTCGGTTTCGATCTGAAAGAAGGTGTCTTGGGTGGCGTTGTAAGCAGTTAGCACTCCGGTTTTGTACGCAAGAGTGTCAATGCAAATACCGTTCGGAATTCGGTAGGGCAATGCGCCTTTCGGAGTGTGACCGAAGACAACTTTCTTGAGGTGCGGAGTCCACTTTTCAAATTGCGGCCCATCGTCCAGAAAGGGTCTCCGCATCCATAGAAATTGCTCTCGAAGGTAGTGCGTCCCCATCATCGTTTGGGGATCCTCACCAGGCGGGCAGCCTGCGTGTGTAAACAGTGTGTCACCGATTACAGTGTAGTACGGCAGCTCGCGAAGCCATTCGGCGTGTTTCCTTAGTTTTTCGAAATCTTCCCAGTTTCCACCATTCATAACCCAGTCTTCCCACCCGCAACCCGCGTCAGCGTTGAGAAACATTTGCTCGTGATTGCCACGAATCACGGTGAATGCCTCAAGACCGTTGCGAGTGGGATCCTCGAGAAGGCAGCGAGTGAGTTCCAGGACGACCAAGTCCTCCCCGCCACGATCAATCAAGTCGCCAAGAAGAATGACATGGGCTCCGCTGTCGCGAACCCAGTCAAGAAACATTAAGTAAGGTTCTGCAGTTGCGTGAATGTCACCAACGGCGATCACGTCGCCGGGATTGATAACATCGCAGAAATTAAAAATATCCATCAAAAGATAAAGTTGATTCGATCAAAGGATTCGTTATAGATGTTCTTCAGAGAAGCGTTCAGCTTCTGGTGCATGGTGCGAATCACATGCTCGGGAACTTTGCGAGTCCGAGAAGCGTTGCGCTTCAGGCAGGTTTCAACAGTCGGGTTGACGACCACGGCTTCAATCTTGGTGTAACCGTAAGACTTCAGAAGAGCGATAGCCTCCTTCCGATAAGACGCTCGATAATGAGTACCGTCCAGAATAACAGGCATACCGCAAGCTTCAGAAACCAGCTCCTCAATTCGGTCCTGGATTTCCACCCAGTTGCCCTGGATGTCAGCGGAACCGTAGAGTTCAGCGCGAATGTCGTCACCGGAGATAACAAAAGCATTCTCAGACTCTGCCAGTTCGGAAGCAAAGGTGGATTTGCCGGAGCCAGGAGCTCCGACCATCACGTAAGCACGGAATTCGTTCATGATATAACTATAGCGTTTTTTGGCCGAAAGGTAAAGGGGGTAAACCGCCCCCTAAGGTACGGTTAACCGCCCTTTCGAGAAGCTTCGTAGAACCGCCAACGATCGAGCCACTCCTTCCAAGGATTGGAATCGTCGATTACTCCTTGGTCAAGGTTCACAAAGTCTTGGACGATTCGCGCAGCGTCCTGAAGATCTTCGTCACTCCATGGTTCTTGCGGGAAGATGTTCTGGTTAGGAGTTGCGAGTAGGAGGTTACGCAGCTTGGACTTTAGAATTTCTGTTGTCACGGTGAAGCTCCTCTTTACGAAGGATCATAGCCAAGGCAGTCGCGTATTCATCTCCACCGTACAGACCGATAAGATCCTGGAGGAAATCCTCCGCATCGATGAAGAATCGCATTTGCGTCGAAGAGTTGGTTCGGCGGTTGATGATTGTCGGACAGTCATAAACTTCTCCGAGTTTTCTCGCCATTTCCTGCTGATCGGAACCGAGAACAATCGCGGCTTCCTTCCAGTAGGAAGATTCTACAGCTTTTGAGACTGCTTCGTACGGGCTCTTGGCTTTGTTAAAGTATACCCGATTCATGTCCAGTTTCGCTTCTCGGCACAGGTGCGTTAGAAGAAGCACACGAAGGTCCCAATCGTTGTTGTTCACTCCGTCGGACACGTAAACGTGGGCTTCATCGCCGTGCTCCAACATCATTGCGATCAGCTGAACGTGACCGCTGTGGGCGATGTTGAAACGGCCGAAGGTAACAGCGTGCTCGTAACGGATAGGCTCAGTTTTCATTGATGTTGTTGCAGAAGATGACGTAAAAAACAAGCATTCCGACGAAACCGGTCACCATGAGGACAGTTTGACCCGTAACCAGGGCGCCCAAAAACATTCCGACGAAACCGGAGGTGAGCCGGGAACTGAGCCGACGCGAGGGGAGTCTGAATTTCATACTTTAACTATAGCGCCTTTTCGCCGCAGACGAAAGGGGGCAAACCGCCCTGTCAGGTACGGTTAACCGCCCTCCTCACTATCAAACGTGAAATACTCGTAGATTTCGCTCATAACGCATTGCTCGATGTGCGCTATGATTGACCCTTCGTTCGGATTTTCCACGTGTTTGTGAGCTCGTGCGTATCCCCGTCTCACACCCTGTTCAATCGCCATTTCCAGGATGACTCTAGTCTTCGGTTTCATCGTCGTCTCCCCACCTTATAACAAGGTGATCATAGGTGCCTACGAAGTAGTGGTAAAGTTGCCTGGCGTAAATCTCGTACGGCTCGCCTTGCCCTTCGATGGCGGAAGTTACCGCCACTTGCCAAAAGATTCGAAGGTGGTCTTTTTCAGGAAGTGGTTTCATCGTACCCCACTATCAAAGATTTTCTTGAGTTCGTAATGAACTGTTCGCAGTTCATCGTACCCACTATTAATAGTCAATAAATCTTTATTGTGCCCCAAAAGACTGAAGAGTTGTCGCAGTTGCTCTTCTGAGAGTGTGAGTTTGTAGTTCGTTTGGATTTCAATCATTTTAGTTGCCTCCTGTTGCTTGGATGATTCTAGTCTTCGGTTTCATTTTGCCTCCCAATATTGAGCGTCCCAGCCACAGTCATAGGCAGGTGTGTAGTCTCTTTCAAGAGAGCAGGGTTTGTAACCTACTTTCCCGGTAACCATATCCTTGCTCAGCCCTGGACGCACGCATTTCTGTTCCTCATTGGCAATAAGGCGTCCCAGCAAATTGCGACGATACCATATGCAGTCTTTACAAAGTTTCATGTGATCTTGTTCAATCATTGTGGGTCTCCTACAAGTCCAGTTGGATAAGTTGAACTTTCTGCTATACCGCGATCTTCCCAACCCCCATCATGTCCCTTATCATAGCCTTCTTCGTAGATTGCTCGGGCAAACTTCAAGAGTTCGTCTTTCCAACAAATACAGATTTTGTATTTATTAACACCAATCCCATAGGTTTCAGCAAGTTCAAGGATTTGTTCGTCAGTCATTCTTCACTCTCCACAAAGTTTAAGTGCTGGAACTTTTTCGTGAGTTGTATTTTCGGTCCTCCACAAACGTGCCTCTTCGTGTTTTCCATAATACCAAGCATCATAGTAGTCCAGTAAGATTTCAAGTTCTTCAAAATGACTAACATCATTTACTCCCATCTCATAACCACGAACAACCACTCTCAAATCTTGTGGATACTCTTTCAGTTTTTCAATCAATTCTGCAATAGTCATAGTGCCTCAAGTTCATTAATAAGAGTCAAAAGTTCATCCACATAAATCACACTATCTCCTCCATACATTCTAGCATAAAACTCGTCCATATTGGGGTCTGGTGGAAGAGAAGATGAGTATTGATTGATGATTTCTTTGATTGTATGAATAAGAAGTTTGGGTTGAGACAAATCTTTTTCCTTATCCATATAGGCATAAAGAACTTTTTTGCTTGTTCGGTTTTGTAATTAGTCATAAGTCTTTAAATAGTATGATACGAACTTAGGTGTTCATTAATATAAGCAATCGCTTTCTTAATATCTCCATTTGTTGAGTATAATGCCTTCTTGCAATCCATTATCCCGGCACCAGTTATTTCACGCAACTCTTTAATTAACTTAGGGTCTTTATGAGGTTCAGTCATTCTTCATCCTCTGCAATTTTCCAGTGTTTGTCCTGCAAGTTTCCGAAACGGTTGCTGCCGGTCCGAGTAGACACCCAGAAGAAGTATTTGCGGTTTTCGGCGGCAAGGAAGAGTTCCCCGCCAGTGTCCTGTTCGACAATGCACAGCGGGTTGCCATCCATTGAGTTTGCTAGGCGATTCTTCGCCTTGGCGCTGAGTGCTTCGACTCTGACTTTTCGTTCAGTCATCGTTCAGCAACCACAGTAAAGTCATTCATAGAAACACTCCTCTTACTTTTAACAAGAACTCCCTGATTTGGAAAATAAGGAACTGCTATAAGATTATAGAATGGTCTCAACTGCTCACAAAGAGTATAAAGGTGCCCGTCTTTCTTGTATCGGTAGAGTTTCATATTCTTAAGCAAAAGACAAAACAGTGGGCATCTGAGCGTTGTAAGCAAGCTCCTTCAGGTTGAGGCGCTTCGCGTCGTGAGCGTAGTGAAAGAACCCGCAGTTGGTTCCTTGCCACATGCGAGTGGGATTCGCTGCATGCTTGTCAGCAAGGTTGCCAGACTGAGCACGCATAGCTTTCAGGGCGCGAGCACACTCGTCGTATGACAGATTCAGGTCAGTTTCAACACGCCACAGCAGGCGATAAGACTGGTTGCGGAAACGACCGTCGTTGGAAAAGGTGAAGTAACCGAGCCAGGGCTTCATGTCGAAGTAGTCAAACCACTGAACCATGTCGTTACCGGAAACTTCGCAAACGTCAAAGTCAAGGCCGACAATGGTTTGAGTGCGCCAGCAGAGCTTTTCAAACTGAAGTTCCATCAGATCGCGACCGTTCAGGAGACCGCCGTAAAAAGGGCAACCTTTCTCGGTCACAAGGCGAATGAATTCGTGCTCGTGAAGCGACTCCCAGGGACGCTGAATCATACGCTCGCGAAGCTTACCATACTCTTGCAGAGTTTCGGGCTTGGACTGACGGGGATCGCCGAGGTGGCAGAGGACTTTGTTCATGATATAACTATAGCGTGGTTTGGCTGTTTTGGAAAGGGGGCAAACCGCCCTCCCAGGTACGGTTAACCGCCCTCACGGCAAAGTAAGTTCAAGAAGTGGGTTAAAGTCTGGGTTAAGATCGCTGGAGTTTACCCCGGTGTAGTAACCACGCGGATTACATATCACACGACAATCGCCGATGTTGTAATCGAATGAGTTATGTGTGTGTCCGTGCGACCAAACTTTAATTTGAGGGTGCGCCAAGATGTAATCGTTCATGTCGGTAACATACGCCCCGTTCGCAATACCTGCAGAACGATATTTCGGGTGAACAGACTGGTAAGAAGGGGCATGATGTGTCATCACCCATATATTTTTCAATTTCATCTCGTCGAGTTTCTCTGTCAGAAATTTGCGAGATTTTTTATGAAAAGACAAAGTATCATCCGGGTTCATCCTTCGGTATTTTGATGTTATTCGAACGGTCTTATAGTCGTTCATGCACTGAGCCGCCTCCATCATCTCCAGTGCATTTTCGTTGCGAAAGTCCGTCCAAAACGTTGAGCCGATAAAAAACCAGTCGTCAACCTCCGCAACGCTGTTTTCGAGCAACTCAATACTTTTGGGAAGGTTATCGCGAAGAGCAACCCAGGTTCCCTCGTAGTTGTATCCGTAGTGCTCGTGATTTCCAGCGATGTAAAGAACCCGATCAAAGTTTTTCAGACACTTATCCAGAAAGTCAAGATAAACTTTCCGAGGGGGTCCGTTTGTTTTCAGGTGCTTTGCGCACAGAATGTCTCCCCCGAGAACCAGAACATCGCCGGTGCCGAGGTCAGGAACTTCCCCACCACTACAAAACTCGAGGTGCAGGTCGGATACGACTCTTACTGTTGTCATTTCACTAGCTCAAATTTCTTCTTCAGTGCATTGAGAGATTGTTTTCGTGCGCGAATTTGCCCTTTGCACGAACCTTTCGTCTGCTTACGCTTGCCGGAGTTATGTTGCCAGTTCGGTACTCGTTTCATGCTTCAAGCATAGCTCAAAAGGCGGTCCCCGTAAAGCCGGGAAACCGCCCTAAGAAGGTAGGGGAAACCCTACCCGTCGAAAACAGCCTGCAGCGGGCCTCAACCGGTGGCTAGGCCCACCGTCCCTCACACAGCGGCAGGCTCCGCAGCGGGCTCCTCGGTGGCCTCAGGGAGCGTCAGGCCGAAGGCCTCAAGGATGTCAGGGTAACCAGCTTGAACGATCGCACGGAGAAGTCCGTCGTCGTCCATTTGGCTTACAGCAGCTTGGACAGCTTCGCTGTAAACACGAATCAGCTCGCGCAGGGGAG